AAAATGGTGAAAGTGATTATTGGACCAACGTGGCCGATAGTATTAAAGATAGATTTGGTAAATCTATAACAAGTTATACAGATAATTGTTTACGAGTACCGTTTATTGTATCACAAACTTTTTTATTGGAAGGACCACAACAAAAATTAACTATTTTTAAATACGAAAATAGAGAAAATTTATCGAATTTCATAAAAAATAAATTAGGGTATAATTTAGATAATACTTTATATAGAAGATATCCTAATAATTTGGGGGTTGACTTTTCGGACCCCACACTGTTATATTTGTTAAGGGAGTTGTATACAGAGGATTTCCAAAACTTTAATTACTAAGGAAACGGTTATGTTTGACTACGAAGAGAAAGCTAAGAAAAACTTAGAGAAGTTCAATGCATTTCTTGCCGAAGATTCTCGTCTAGAAAAGCTAAATCAGATGTATGAAGTGTTTGGAGAGCAGCTTATTTCAGCACCTGCATCGGGAAAGGTTCACTATCATAATGCATTTCCTGGCGGATACCTTGACCACGTAGTTCACGTTGCAGAGGCATCTATGAAGGTCGCTACCGTATACAAAGCAATCGGTGGTGATATTGATTTTACCAAGCAAGAAATGATTTTCGCAGCATTACATCACGACTTGGGTAAGTTGGGTAATGAGCAAGGTGCTTATTATCTTGACCAAGACAGTGATTGGCATCGTAAACGTGGGGAGATGTACAAGTACAATGATAACATTCAGTATATGACTGTTACTGACCGTGCATTGTACCTTCTACAAAAGTTTGAGATTCCTGTTACGGAAAAGGAATTTATTGCAATCAAGTTGTCTGATGGTATGTATGATGATAGTAACAAGGCTTATTTGAAGAATCATTCGGTATATCCAATGAAAACAAATCTTCCGTATATTATTCATTGGGCTGACCATATGGCGTGTTCTGCGGAACGTGACCAGACGAAGTTTTAAGTAGTTGTTGCACTCGTGGCGGAATTGGTCTACGCGCTTGCCTTAGGAGCAAGTTCCAGAAATGGATTGGGGGTTCGAGTCCCTCCGAGTGCATAAAAACATTTGGGTAAATAATATGGAAACGATTGGATATATAGGGAGTATTTTTCTCACGATTAATGCTATTCCGGAGTTGTTTAGAACCATTACGGATAAACGATGTCATATCGGTTGGCCTATGTTGTTACTTTGGTTTATTGGTGAAATATTCATGACAACGTATGCTATTATGTTGTGGAATATTCCATTGATGATGAATTATATTTTCAATTTTATAGTTGTAGTTGTAATGTTGGCTTACAAGATGAAACATTTCTATCGTAAAAAGATGCATCTCACAACAGAACATTATATCAAGGTTGAATATTAATATGAAAGTTTCCATTGGTCGCTATCCAAAAGATTCAAACAAAGAACAGAAGATTTCTGTGAAAATTGATCCATGGGATACATGGAGCATGGATGTGACATTAGCGCATATCATTCTTCCTATGCTTAAGCAATTGAAAGAAACAAAACACGGCGCACCACATGTTGATGACGAAGATGTTCCCGAACACCTTCGCAAATCAGCAGCTCCACCGACTGAAAATGATTGGGATACGGATGACAATTATTTTAAGCGATGGGATTGGGTCATGGATGAAATGATTTTTGCCTTTGAAAGTAAACAAAATTGCACTTGGACGGAAAAATATGTAAACCAAGTACGTATCATTAATGGACTTCGATTGTTTGGAAAATATTACGAAGGATTATGGGATTAATACATGGATGATGAAAAGCCGTTTTTAACTCCCGAAGATTTTAATGATATCACCTCATTAGAAGATGTGATGACATGTACGAAGCTGGATAGAAATAGTGTGGCAGATTGTGTGTTCGCAGTTGGTTTACGATTTATTGAATTACCAGAAAAACAAACCATACTGGATGTCTTTGAATCGGCTGGATTCGTCAAGAGTAAAGGACAGTTCAAAAAGAATCCCACGCAGTTACGAGTGAATGGCAAGAAGGTTAACCCTAATGATCCGTGGAATTTTGGTATCACCGCGGTATTGTGTTTCGGAAAACATAGAAATGAAGCAGGCGTAATTTGGTTTCGAAAGTGTACCGAAAACGAAGATGGCAGCGTAAGAAAAATATAATTATTCCCAATGGTATTATATGAAAACATAATTCAGGTATGCGGCCCAGATGGTAGGGGCACCCGCCTGTGGAACGGGGGGAGAGACTCCCTCCTACCTGATACGCCTCAATAGCTCAATTGGATAGAGCATCTGACTTCGGATCAGAGGGTTGTGGGTTCGACTCCTGCTTGGGGCATAACATTTAAACAAAAATTTTATGAGATTCTTAACTAGAAAATTGGTGCAACCAGGTGATTTAAATATAAACGGCACATTGTTCGGGGGCCGGTGTTTGGCTTGGGTTGACGAAGAAGCATCAATTTATGCGGCAATTGAAACCCGACATAAAAAAGTTGTGACAAAAAGTATGTCTGCTATTAACTTTGTTGCACCTGCATATCAAGGGGATGTTGTTGAAATCGGAGTGGCGTTAAAAACCGTTGGAAAAACTTCTATTACTTTGGAAGTGCAAGTACGAGATTTAACTACACAAAAAGTTATTGTTGATATTGATGAGATGGTATTTGTGTGTGTTGATGAAACAGGAAAACCTATTCGACATAGTTTAGGTAAATAAAATATATTTTGTAATTTGGTCAAATACATTAACTGCTTCTGTGGCGTAATTGGATAGCGCAACTGATTTCTACTCAGTGGGTTGGGGGTTCGAGTCCCTCCAGGAGCATACGGTGCGATGGCCGAGTGGCTGAAGGCACGGGTCTGCAAAACCTTTGGAGAAATCCCACGCCAGTTCGAATCTGGCTCGCACCTTTTTATAGGAGATTATATTATGGATACTAAACAAGTTAAAAAAGTAATCGCAACTACTTTGGTTATTGTTGTAATGATATTTTTTGGTGTTATTATGTTTATAGGGGATACCGAACCAGAAGTGTTACAAGGTGGTGATATCCAGAATTCAATAGATACTGGTCAATATAAATGAAAAATATTTTATTTGCGAAACCAGTAACTTTAACAGAAACAGAAGAGCACATTATTGTTAAACGTAAATGGTGGGCTGTATTAATTTTAATTGTGGGTGGAATTATATTAGCTGGTAGAATTCCTAACATTCCTATGTGGATACCATATTTACTTTTCTTTTTTGGACACGGTGGAATGTTACACAGTTTCTTTAATAAGAAAGATTATCCAATGGTTATTGTCAATGCGGTATGGATACTAATTGACATAACAGGAATATTTCGGTGGTTATAAATTCTCCGTGTAAAAAAATATGTAAACTTGAAGGTACACGTTGTGTAGGATGTTATCGTACAATTAACGAAGTTAAGAATTGGAGAACGTTTTCCAATTTAGATAAAATATTTATTTGGTTTAAAGTATACATTCGAAAAGTGGCAGGGTAGCTCAGTTGGTGAGAGCGCACGACTCATAATCGTGAGGTCGAGGGTTCGAATCCCTCCCCCGCTATTGTTTTATAACTTTTACAAGGAGTGAAATGAACAATTTAATAGTCATCGGACATCCTGATAAGAAAAGTTTTTGTTATAATGGTATTTTTAAAACCATTAAAGACGAATTAACTAATAACGCAAGCTATGAATCTACACAAACCATAGAAGTCATTGACCTCTATAAAGATGATCTTTCCATCAAAAAGAAAGAAGTTATTAAACATTATCAAGAGTTGGTGACATGGGCAGATAGAATTTACATTATATCACCTGTGTGGTGGTTTCGGTGTACACCACTAATGGAAGAATTCTTTGATGTGGTATTCACACCAGGATTCGCATATAAGTTTGTTCCGTTAATTCCAAAATATGGTTATCCAAAACCATTATTGTCACACAAAAAGGTTCGTACATACTTAACACACGGAGCACCCGCACTTCCTGTATATATGTTATATTTCAATGCCGTAAAATTACGGTTAGTATTAGGAGTATATTCATTTGTATTTGGGTGGTTTAAGACAAATACACGACAGTTTTGGAGTGTACCATTCGTTGACAATGAAACGCGAATTGGTTATCTTAAAAAGGTCAAACGAGACATCAAAAACGATTTGAAAAAATAGTAGTTTGGGAGTGTCGCCTAGCGGCAATGGCAGCAGACTGTAAATCTGCCGATTAATAATCTACGTTGGTTCGAGTCCAACCACTCCCATTTTGTAAGATGCACACCAGTAGCTCAGTTGGTTAGAGCATTCGTCTGATACACGAAAGGTCGCTAGTTCAACTCTAGCCTGGTGTACTCTGGGTTCATGGTGTAATTGGCAGCACAACGCTCTCCAAAAGCGTTTGTCTAGGTTCGAGTCCTAGTGGGCCTGTGTCGGGATATCCCGGCTTAGAAGGCACAACACTCGGTTGTGTCGGATTACCTTAGTAGGAGAAAAAAATGAAGCGTATTTTGTATGGAACATTGTTGGCATTGAGTATTACCGCGTGCACGGAAGAAGCCGTTGTTACGGCTCCAGTAACACCGGCGGTAACAACAGTATCATTAAATGTTACTGCTACACAACTTGAAATTGGACGTACAATTAACATCACGCCCACTGTTAAAGATCAACGTGATTCTGTTATGAGAGATCAAACAGTTGCATGGTCATCAAATAATACATCGGTCGCAACAGTTGTTAATGGGTTAGTAACAGGAGTATCCAAGGGTCAAGCTACAATTACAGCGGCAGTGGGTGGTAAATTCGCAACTGCTACGATTTTCGTAACAGACCCAACAGTAGCTACTGTCACAGTAACGGCAACTGTACCGCCTACGTTTTTTGTTGGTCAGACATTACAGGCAACCTCTGTTGCACGGGACAGTGGAAATAATACACTGACATCATTCACCACTACTTGGACATCAAGCACGCCAGCCGTCGCCTCAGTGTCCGCAACAGGATTGATTACTGCATTGTCGGCAGGTACAACTACTATTACCGCAACTTCGGGTGGAAAAACAGGTACGTTGAACGTCACGGTATCTTTGGTTCCTGTCGCTCGTGTACTTCTCACATTGCCTAAGCCAGCTCATGTTGGACGCCCTGCAACAGTTGTCGCAGATTTGCGTAACAGTTCAGGTACAGCACTGACCGCTGCACAACGCACATTTGGTTGGCATAGTAGTGATGAATCCATTGCTACCGTTTCTGCAACGGGTGTAATCACAGGCCTTACCTACGGTACCACGATTATTACTTGTGTTGTTGAAAACAGAGTGGGTACATTGGTGGTGAATGTAACAGAAGTGGGTATTGATTACATTGTGGTTTCACCTGATAGTTCAGACCTGAAGGTGGGTGCTACCCGTCAATACACAGCCACAGCATTTGATGCTGATAGTGTTCCTTTGAGTGTCGCAGCACTGAATGGTCGTCCGTTTGAGTGGACCACCACTAACAATGCAACAGCACGAGTGTCGAATATTGGTCTTTTGTTGGGTATCGCGCCAGGAACCACATTTGTTTCGGCATCAATTGGAACAGTTTCGGATAATGCAAAGGTAGTTATAGTACCATAAAGGAAGATAAGTTTTAATTTGGTAAGCTAGGGGTGAAGGCTGATACCAGAGACATATCGGTGGCAACTGCTGATATGTAGATGTTGCTGAATGACCCCAAGTGAGTGCGAATCTCACAATATTCCCAGATAGCTCAGTCGGTAGAGCAGGTGACTGTTAATCACCGGGTCGGGGGTTCGAGTCCCTCTCTGGGAGCTTACCATAGGAGAAAATATGTTATCCGCAATTCTAATATTTTTAGTGGTTATGATGTGTGCAGTGGGTGGAACTGTATACATTGCTAGATTCTTAGAAAAAGAAGATTCATAACGAAAAACATTTTATTTACAACATCACAACAACGAGGTTATTATGAATTTAACACCGAATGACAAGTTGAAGTTGGAAGGTGCATTAAAGGATATGAGTGTATCTATGACACGAATTTCCGCAGAACGAGACTTACAGAAAAACATTATCAATGATATCTGTGAAGAACTTCAACTTAACAAGAAAGTTTTTCGTAAGTTAGCAAAGACGTATCACAAGCAGAATTTTGATGACGAAGTAGCAACGCATCAAGAGTTTGAAAAACTTTACGAAACAGTAACGCAGAGTAAAATTAAATAATTGTTGCTGGGAGTGGTGGCGCAATCGGTTAGCGCACCGCACTGTCACTGCGGGGGTTGCGGGTTCGAGTCCCGTCCATTCCGTATTTTGGAGAAATTATGAAAATTTTGATACTATCAACTTGTGGAAAAACAAATGAAGAAGAAGATTTACGATACATAAATCTTTATTTGGCTTCTTTAAAAGTTAACGTAGTTCCACATTTTGAAACTAAGGTTATACTTTTTAACAATGCAAATCCAGAAAAATCAGAAGATAGTTTAACGTGGCAACGTGTTAAAGATTTTGGATTGGAAGATATCGTAGAAGTTCGTAATGTTAATGAAATGGAACTTCCAGAAAAATCAGTAGAGTTTATGAAAAGCCAACATTGGTTTGCAAAGATTGGGTTAAACATGAATATGATGTTTGACTATTCCAAAAAATATAATTTCTTTGATGCCGATTGGATTTTTCATACCGACACCGACATTGAGTTTCTTCCAAATTTTAAAAATCATTTGGACTCAATTCAAGGATTAACAACGGTTAATCGTTCTGTATTTGTTTCGTTGGCTGGAGATGCGTATCCGTATAATTTCAGATACAAAGAAAAAGAATATATCTTTGATGAACCTGTGCGTATGGACATATATGATGAAAATTCATTAACATACGATTATATGATACGGAAATTAACAGTAAACGAACGATTATCGGATAAACATTATATAAACAATCCACGACTAGTTTTTAATTTGCAACAACAAAAGGTTAGAAATGATTTTGTGGGATTGTCACGAGAATGTGCTAATCTACATAAATTTAATTGGATTTCTTGTCATTATCCAAATGAATTTAAAGCACATAAAGGACAACATGAAGATTTGGAACAATTGTGGAAAGAATTTGGAAGTGATAAGTTACAATTAACTATTAGTCACGATAAAGGTGGAACTGTACAATATTTTCTACAAGCAGGTAACCATAATATCACAAAAATTCAACTTCGTGGATATGTAGATATGGTTAAGCATAAGGGTTCTGGTTGGTTTGATGGTGATAATTACGTAGAATACTCGTTAAAAATATTGAATGAAAGTTACTCAGAAACAAGCAATGTTTGGAGAGCTGATTATCAGTGAGTGTTGGAAGGGTGGCCGAGTGGTTTAAGGCAGCTGTCTACTAAACAGCCGTAGGGTAATTCCTACCGTGGGTTCGAATCCCACCTCTTCCGTTAATAGGAGAAATGTATATATGGCATGGACACGAAGAAAGTCACACACGAGAAAACCAAAGAAATCGTGGCAAGCTAGAATAAAAGTAAAATCTACAACCGTAAAAAAGACTCCAAAAAAACGAAAAAAATAATATTTACTATTTATTTAGATTGGGGGCTTGACATTTGTACGTGGGTAATATATATTACTTGTGTAAGTTAAACGCCTCCATAACTCAATTGGTCAGAGTAGCTGGCTTTTAACCAGTAAGTTCTAGGTTCGAGTCCTAGTGGGGGCACTGCTGATTAAAAAATGTAAAGGTGGTTGTAGAATTTACCCGCGGTATGGTTTAAACCCGCGCCACACGACTTCTCTATGATCCTTACGTCGAGACACCACTACAACGGTGCAGGGGAAGAGTCCGTAAGTAGAAATCAACGTGTATGGATAAACATTAGTGAGGATGGCACTAATGATGATAGGTAAATTCTTCTCTATAAAATGAGAGGATACTACAACAACTCATCCAATTTTGCTCCTGTGGTGAAATCGGTAAACACAAGAGACTTAAAATCTCTCGCTCACAAGGCTTGTCGGTTCGAGTCCGACCAGGAGCACTAACTATATGAGTAAATATTTAGTAAAAATATATTTTGATGGTGGTAGTATGGATTTTACATATATGGCACCTGAAGCAACGGCAGCTATTACGATGTTTCGTAATGATGTTGATGCACAAGCAGCATTAAAAGGAAAAGTATTGACGCATTATGAAGTTGGTCCTGTGTAGTAAATGCGAGAGTAGCTCAGTGGTAGAGTCCGTGCTTGCCAAGCACGTTGTCGTGGGTTCGAATCCCATCTCTCGCTCTTGGAGAAAATATGTTTGAATTATTTAATTCTGTAATTGCTGAACGAAATTATACAAGATACTTAGAAATCGGTGTTAGTAACGGTGGTACATTTTACAATGTAGAATGTGCAATCAAGCACGGGGTAGATCCATATAACAAAGATATGTTATACCCTATGACATCTGATGAGTTTTTTGAAAACTGTACCGAAATGTATGATATTATTTTCATTGATGGTGACCACGAATGTAATCAAGTCCTAAGAGATATAGATAACAGCATTCGACATCTAAATGATAATGGTATCATATTTGTTCACGATACAAAACCACATACCGAATTGATGCAACGTTCACCAATGCCACACCACACAGAATTATGTGAACGTGGATTGTGGACAGGAGATGTGTGGAAAGCAGTAGCAAAATTCAGAAGTCAACGTACAGATTTTTCTGTTAAAACATTTAACATAGAGTTGGGATTAACCATTTTAGAACGTGGTCAAAACCAATTAATAGAAATACCAGAAAATTTAACGTATGAATGGTTCTTGACAAATCAGGAATACTTGTTAAATTTAATTCCGTACAACACGGGTCCATAGCTCAGCTGGGAGAGCATCCGCTTTGCAAGCGAAAGGTCGTCGGTTCGATCCCGACTGGATCCATTTTTAATTCCGAGGGCGGCCCAGCTTGATACGCGTATACTTGCGCTCGGTAGTCGCGTTGTCCGACATTTTGTGAAAGGGCTTCATAGACAACAACGGACGCTTAACTCAGCTGGTTAGAGTGTTTGCTTTACACGCAAAATGTCGGGGGTTCGAATCCCTCAGCGTCCATTTTACTAATGGAGGTTATTATGAAAGCACGTGTAGTTGAAATGTTACGAACGCAAGCAGAAGCAGAACGACAGAAGGCACTTCTCTCACTGGACTTGTTGATGAATGTTCCTGTTGGGATTGGTGACCATTCTACTGGTGATTTTTATAAGAATGCAGAAGAAGCATTACAGATGCTTGTTGATGCCGATGATAAGTTAGAAACTTTGAATAAGTATTTTTCTGAATAAAAAATAGTTGTGGGGGTTGAAAGCAGCTTAAAAGCAAGCGCAACTCGTCTGGAATCGTGCCAGACCGAAGATGAGGAACTGCGTGAAAAAGACCTCGCCGCACGTGTCATATAATGGCTATTATCCTAGCCTTCCAAGCTAGAGACGCGGGTTCGATTCCCGCCACGTGCTCTAAACATAACGATAACCACCAACCCACTGGTAGTAGGCGAACAGAAAGAATGGAATGTCTTATGTCGTAAGTCCTGTCGTTATGTTTTACAACACGAGAATATTATGGTAATTAAATACTTGACATTAGAAGAAGCATTGATTATACTTGAAAATAAGGAAATCATTGAATATATGGCAAGGTGTAGAATTTCAGTAGCTGGCAAGTGAACTGGTGTCACGCTAGGATCATAACCTAGAAAGTTGGGTTCGACTCCCAAGCGAGCCATGTAGTACAGCAGGACGGCTCTTAGCCGGTTAGTGGTCGTATGGAAAGGCGTCTGATGAAAACCCCCTGGGGTTAGGATGAATAACGACGATGTATAGGGGTGGTCGTGCAGAAAAATATCCGATAACAACTCCATTGAGTTGAGGATGAATAACGACGATACACAGATAAGAGTTGCAACTACTCATCACCCGATTGCAGGACAACACCTTTCCCGCTGTACTACACATTTAAAATGTTAATGAATGAATGGAAGTAATGAACGCTCTTGTGATGGAATGGTATACATGGCAGTCTCAAAAACTGCTGCCGCAAGGCTTGTGAGTTCGAGTCTCACCGAGAGCACTTCGGGGCGTAGCGTAGCCTGGTATCGCGCCTGCTTTGGGAGCAGGAGGTCGGGGGTTCAAATCCCTCCGCCCCGACTAACTAGGAGAATATATGAGAAAATTTTATCGTAGTGCAACCAATAAAAGACTTGCTGGATTTTGCGGAGGAATTGGTGAGCAATTAAATATAGATCCTGTATTCATCCGATTTGTATTTATTTGTTCTTTCTTTTCACCACTTCCAATTGTTACTGTGTATTTAGTTGCGTGGTTGTTGTTTCCACTAAGTAGAGAAAAACCTATTGGAAACATAGTAAAAGAATACTTCGATGCATTTTCTGCAAAAGATTTAAAACGATTAAGTACACTATACGCAGATGATGTAGTACTGTCGGAATGGAACGAAAATGTATTTACTGGTAAAGTAGCTGTATTGGAAGAAAACCGAAAATTATTTGAACAATTTAAATCAATTCGAATTGTTGTAAATAATTCCGGTGAAAATAACAGAACATCGGTAAATGAAATTACAGTATATTTGGATGATAAAAAAGTAAAGGTAGTAGATAGTATTAGTGTAGTTGGTGAAAAAATAACTAATATTATGGCATATCGGGGATTTTGATATCATTCAAGGCTTGACAAACAGTAACAGACTATGTATATTTTTAATGTTGATGTGATGCCGCGTTCGTCTATCGGCTAGGACGCTAGACTTTCACTCTGGTAAGACGGGTTCGATTCCCGTACGCGGTACTAAAATAGAATTATCCGCCTCTAGCTAAATGGTGACAGCAGCGGTCTTATATACCGAAGATGTGCAGGTTCAAGTCCTGCGGGGCGGACTGGTTATGTAAATTTTCAATAGTAACTCTTGTATAGAAGTTATCGGTCCCTTAGCTCAGTCGGTTAGAGCAGCGAACTCATAATTCGAAGTGCGGGGGTTCAAGTCCCTCAGGGACCATTTTTGGAGAACGAGATGCCACATCCTAAAAAGTGCGGTAAAGGTCGGAGAAAGGTCGGTTCGAAAAAACGAAGAAATCGTTGGAAGAATCGTAAGCGTAATCACTAATTGATCCCGTCAGCTTGGTAGAGTGGTCTGACGTTAATTAATGAACTCTACCGTTTTGTGTATACAACGCGGGTGTACACGCTTGGCAACTTGGTGGAATGTTGCAACAGCATGGGAAACGGTTCTAGTCCGTGGGGTGCTGGATAGAGTGGAATCTATCAATCCCCTTCCCACCATTGCCCTCTCGTATAATGGCAATACAGCTGACTTTGGATCAGCGAATCGTGGTTCGATTCCATGGAGGGCAACTTGTAGTATCGTAGTATTTTTAAATGGTTGTTTCATTATTCATTTTATGGAGCGTACATAATGTACAAGTTTATCCTTACAGTAGCAGTAGTTGGTTTGACGGCATGTGCCAAGACAGAAGAAGTTCAGGGTGAAGTTACCACTGATAGTACCGTAGTGGTAGTTGATTCAACTAAGTTGAACACCGATTCAATCAAGGCAGCAGACACAACCGTGGTCACCCCAAAGGAAGGTCCAGCAGCCAAGTAACAACACGCGGTCTTAGTGTAACGTCAGCACGGTAAGCTTCCAGCTTACAAGAGCAGTTCAACTCTGGCAGACCGCTCCATTTTAATAAGAACATCCCGTGCGTAGTGTGGCGCACTTGTTGTGGTGGCAGGAAGAACAGGTAACTGTTTGATAGGGAGCGTTCTTATTTTATTTCGGGACAGGTGGCAGAGTGGTCTATTGCAACGGTCTTGAAAACCGTCGAACCGAAAGGTTCCGAGAGTTCGAATCCCTCCCTGTCCGTAAACGCCACGATAGCTCAGCTGGTAGAGCACCCGCCTTGTAAGCGGGAGCGCATCGGTTCAAACCCGATTCGTGGCTCTTATAAACTAATTTAAAACTACATAAACTTTATATTTATATAGGACTCGCACCGCTGTGGTGGAGTCCTTTTTACCGTGATGCCCTATCGGGATCACATAACATAGGAGGTCATTTTATGACTCGTTTAGTTTTTCGTCCGTTTAGTACCAATGTGTTAAATAGTCGTGACAATTTTATCAGCACGTTTGATAAGATGTTTGATGATATGACACGAAATAGTTTTCCCGAATTATTTGAACATTTAGGTGTTGAACCGTTTGGAAAGGCATCATATCCAAAGGTCAATGTTATTTCAAATGATGATTCTGTGTTAATTGAAGCAGAATTAGCAGGATATAAAAAAGATGAAATTGATATCTCAGTGCAGGATGGAGTTCTCACTATATCTGGTAAGGCATCGCAATCCACTGAACAAACTGATAAAGCAGTTTATCTCCTCCGCGAGTTGAAGCGAAGCGCTTTCAGCCGGTCGTTTAAAGTTGGTGACCAATTGGATGTCTCAGATGTAGATGCGAAGTTCAATAATGGTTTACTTATAATTACAATCCAAAAGTTGACAAAGGAGCCAGAAACAAAAAAGGTTACGATTAAATAATCACCGTTACAAAAAACAGGAGGTCAGAATGATGTGCAGTTGCTTAATTTGTACTTGTCATTCACATATAACCGATTAACCAGGGGGTGATCCTTATCGGTTATGTATAGGCTCAAAAACCTCTAGCCTTTGGGAGATAAAATGAAAATATAACGGGTCGGTCACTAAAAGTCCGACCCGTTTTTTCTTGGAGTAAACTATGAATAAAATTTTTAATTTCAAAACACTAGTTTCATTTACTGCATTAGCAATCGCAGGATGTGCTGCATTGTTCTCTGTGACAGGTATTGGTACCTTGTTCGCAGGAGCAGCGGTGTCTGCTATGGTAATGGCCAGTGCTTTGGAATTGGGTAAATTGGTTGGTATCTCCTTTCTATACAGATATTGGACGGAAGTACCAAAAGTATTAAAGAGTTATATGTTAGTTGCTAGTGTAGTTTTAATTGGTATCACATCAGCGGGTATTTACGGTTATCTATCCTCTGCGTACGCTAAAGTTGCGGCAGAACCATTAAAGATGAATGCTGATATCCAAATTTATAATTCACAAGCACAAACATTGGATGAAGAAATTAAACGAAAGACTGCACGATTAGATCAAATTATTGCACTTCGTGGTCAGCAAGAAAATCGTATAGACAACCTCATCGGTAAAAGTACCACGGGTTCCAATACAGCAATTCGAGCAGCACAGAATTCATTAACAGAATTGAATAGAACCGCAACAGCACTACAAAAAGAAATTAATCAAACCTCTCTTCAACGAGATAGTTTGAAAGCACGTAGTTTAACAAAGGAAGTTGAAATCAATACTAATTCTGATATTGGTACGTTCGTATATATCTCCAAAGCAATCGGAGTACCACTAGATACAGTAGTTAAATGGTTTATATTAATAATTGTATTGGTATTTGATCCACTCTCTATTTGTCTAGTATTAGCTTATAATTTCTTGGAAAAACGTGGTGAAGTAGTAGAGGAACCTAAACAATTAACTATTTTTAATGAGAACCCACCCACAGAAGTAAGCAACCCAACAACAGTGTTCACCAGCGAAGAGAAAGTCGTTCCTGAGTCAATTGTGCAAGAGGAAACGATGATAAAACGTGACGAGGAACCCGTGGAAGAAGAGCGTGAAATAATACCATTTAATAATGGTGATTGGGATGAAAATGACCCATTTCCACAGTATATGACAAAAGCTGAAACAGAAGAAGTTATGGAAAAGTGGTGGGCAAAAAGAAATGGTGTTATAAAATAAGACTTGACAATACCGGTGTTGTGTAGTATATT